GAGTGAGGAGCTGAACCGCCGCGCCGCCCGCCCGCTCCTGACCCGGATCGCCGCGACCCGGGAGGCCGGGACGGTCCGCCGGTGCCATATCGTCCCGCACCACGGTCAGTACAACATCGCCCAGCACAGCTACGGGGCCGTGAGCCTCCTGCTGCTGCTCCACCCGAACCCGTCGCTGAACCTGATCAAGGCGGTTCAGTGGCACGACTGCGCGGAGCGTTGGTTGGGCGACATCCCGGCCCCGGCGAAGTGGACCAACCCGGAGCTGGGCGCGGTCTATGAGGCCGCGGAACGCCGCGTGCTGGCGACCCTGGGCCTGCTCCCGGGCCTTCTCCCTGACGAGGAGAACTGGTTGAAGGCCGTGGACACCCTCGAACTGTGGCTGTGGTGCCGGGAGGAAGAAGCCCTGGGCAACGAAGCGGTCACGGCCATGCGGAGGGCATGCGAGGCGGTGACGGAGACGCGGGGCCTGGAGGGTAGCCTGCCCGAACCCGTCCGTGCCTTCTACGCGGCAGCGAAGCACCAGCCGCATCGCCGTCTCTCGGACTTCTTCGAGGAGGTGGTGCGCGATGGACTTGGAGAAGCTGCGACGTGATTGGGAGGAGGACCCGCAGCTGAAGTTCTACGCCTTCGACACGGTGGAAGAACTCGCTGCGCACCTCCGCAAGGTCCATACAGATATGATGAACGGGGAGCACGGGTGTTTTGGGTACTTGTACCGCCAGCAGACACTCCGGCTCCGGGAACTGATGAAGGAGTTACAAGATGAGCGTGAACGAAAAGCAAGTGGGCGGTGAGCACTACCGCTCGCCCGTCCAACACTGGGACTACGTGGAGCTGAACGGCCTCCGCTACACCGAAGGCTGCGCGACCAAGTACGCGACCCGCAACCGCAAGAAGCACGAGGACCCGCGCCAGGACCTTGAGAAGGCGATCCACTACGTGGAGAAGGTCCAGGACCTGTACCGCAACGGGGTCCTGCTGCCCCGCACCGCCCCCGTGGTCATTACCCCGGACGCCTTCGCCGCCGCGAACGGGCTGACGGAGGACGAAGCCGAAGTGGTCCGCATCCTCACCTTCTGGGAGTCCGACCCGGAGCTGACCGCGGCCCTGAACCTCCTGCGCAAGATGATTGCGGAGGTCGGAGCCTGATGTCATACCTCCAACCACCCCTGTTCACGACCGTCTCCAGCGACTGGGTGGCCCCGGACCTCAACACCCTCCCCTCGTGGGAGGGGGCCAAGCGGGTCGCCATTGACTGCGAGACGCGGGACCCGGACCTGCGCAAACTCGGACCGGGGGCGGGCCGTCGCCCGAACAGCTACATCACCGGCATCAGCTTCGCAATCGAGGACGGCCCGGGCGGGTACTTGCCTATCAGACACGAAGGCGGGGGCAACCTCCCGCTGGAGGGCGTGCTGGCCTACCTCCGCGCCCAGGCAAAGGTGTTCACCGGCGACCTCGTGGGGGCCAACCTCCCGTATGACCTGGACTTCCTCGCCGGGGACGGCATCGAGTTCGAGCGGGTCCGCTACTTCCGTGACATCCAGATCGCTGACCCGCTGATCTGCGAACTCCACGACAGCTACAGCATGCAAGCTATCGCGGAGCGGTGGGGCTTCCACGGCAAGGACGAAGCCCTGCTGCGCGCCGCCGCGGTCGATTATGGGATTGACCCGAAGAAGGACATGTGGATGCTCCCGGCCAAGTTTGTCGGGAAGTACGCGGAGGAGGACACGCGCCTGCCTCTGAACATCCTCCGCCGTCAGGAGCGGGAGATTGATGAGCAGGACCTCTGGGGCGTGTACAACCTGGAGTCCAAGCTGCTCCCGATCCTCACGGGCCTTCGCCGCCGGGGCGTCCGAATCGACTGCGACCGCTTGGACATGATTGAGCGTTGGGCGCTGGAGAAGGAGACGGAGGCCCTGGCCCAAGTCCGGTCGATCACCGGCCACCGGATCGCCGTGGGCGATGTTTGGAAGCCGGAGGTGATCGCCCCCGCCCTCGAACACATCGGCATCAAGCTGAACAAGACCTCCCAGGGCAAGCCCAACATCGACAGGGAGCTGCTGGGCTCAATCGACCACCCCGTGGCGGACCTCCTCGAACGCGCCCGGAAGGTGAACAAGCTGCGCACGACCTTCGCCAGCTCCGTCCGGGACCACATGGTGAACGGTCGCCTCCACGGGACGTTCAACCAGCTCCGCCGCCAGAAGGATGACGAAAGCGACGGGACCGCGGGCGCTGCCTACGGGCGACTGTCCAGCGAACACCCGAACCTCCAGCAGCAACCGGCTCGGGATGAGTTCGCCATGATGTGGCGGGCCATCTACCTCCCGGAGGAAGGCCAACACTGGGCGTCCAACGACTACAGCCAGCAGGAGCCGCGCATGGCGGTCCACTACGCCTGCTTGGCGAAGGACCTGATTGGGCACCAAGCCTGGCTGTCCGCTATCGAAGCCCGGGACAAGTACCGCAACGACCCGAACACCGACAACCACCAGATGATGGCGGACATGGCGGGGATCAAGCGCAAGGACGCCAAGGAAATCTACCTGGGCCTGTCCTACGGGATGGGCGGGGCGAAGATGTGCCGCAAGCTCGGGCTCCCGACCATGATGGCCGTCCGCGGCCCCCGCTTCCAGCTGTTCGACGTGAACAGCCCGGAGGGTCAGCGCCTGGTCGCGGAAGGGGCGCGGAGGTTCGAGGCCGCGGGGCCGGAGGGTCAGGCCCTACTGGACACCTTCGACCACAAGGTGCCGTTCATCAAGAAGCTGGCGAAGGCTTGCGAAGCCCGGGCGAAGGCCGTGGGCTACATCACGACCCTGAGCGGTCGCCGTTGCCGCTTCCCGAAGGACAAGGACGGGAACTATGACTGGACCCACAAGGGACTGAACCGGCTGATTCAGGGCTCCTCCGCGGACCAGACCAAGATGGCTATGGTGGCCTGCGCGGAAGCCGGACTGGACATCATCATCCAGGTCCACGACGAAATCGCCTTCAGCGTACACGACATGAAGGAGGCCGCGGAAGCCGCCTACATCATGCGGACGTGCACGCCACTCGAACTCCCGTCAAAGGTGGACGTGGAGATTGGGCGGAGCTGGGGTCATTCCATGGGGTTTGAAAGTTAAAGGAGATAGCCATGAAGAAGAAAATGCGTATATCATTCAGCGGCGGTAGGACTTCCGCATATATGACCAAGATGCTCTTGGATCGGTGTTCCGATGAATATGAGTTTCTGGTTGTGTTTGCTAATACAGGTCAGGAACACCCAGCCACTTTAGAATTTATACATCAATGTGATCTGAATTTTGGATTCAATACCGTATGGATTGAAGCAGACATAAATCCTGCTATGGGCCAGGGAACCCGTTGGAAGGTAGTCGATTACAAAACAGCCTGCCGCCCCCTTGATCTCAATAGCCCTTTTGAAAAAGCCATTCAAAAATACGGCATACCCAACACCACACGCCCTTATTGTACCCGGGAGCTCAAGTTGCGTCCTATGGACAAGTTTTCCGAATCGTTGGGGTTTGGTCCACGGGATGCGGTGACCGCCGTAGGTATCCGGGCTGACGAGAAACGCAGGGTCAGTCAGGAGCAAGGGGAGCGCAATTTATGCTACCCTCTGTTGGAGTGGTGGCCGACCGATAAAGCGGAGATTCTGGAATGGTGGTCTAAACAGTCGTTTGACCTCCAGATACCGGACCGCCTGGGGAATTGCGTGTGGTGCTATAAAAAGACAGATCGCAAGCAATTTCATAATATCTTGGAGACCCCGGAGTGGTATGACTTCCCGGAGCGTATGGAGAAAGAGTTTGGGCATGTGAAGGCGGAACAAGCTAAAGCAGGCCGGCTAGTTTTCTTTCGGAACTACCGCGACACACCGGCTATGAGGGCTCAGGCAGCATTGTGTGATATTGAGCACATCCAACGTCTGCCGGTTCGCCCGGAAGAAAACAGCGGCTGCTCTGAAAGTTGCGAGGTGTTCCCTATGGAGGGGGAACCGGACTTGGGTGAGTTTGAAGGATGAAATTCTGCTATCAATGTGACGCGCAGGTCACTTACTTGTTTGCGGACGCACGCTGCGCAAAGTGCACCCGCTTGACCCCGGAGGAAGTCCGGGGCGAACCCCTGGAGAACGATATGCGCCGCAGCAACGACAACACCGTGGACCTCGAAGTGGTCATCAAGCGCGAGACGGACAAGGCCCTGCTCATCGACCACGGCGGTGAGTCGGAGGTCTGGATGCCGAAGTCTCAGATCAAGAACGTGGCCAAGAACGGTCGGACCGTCACGCTGACGGTCACCGAATGGATCGCCAACGAGAAGGGGCTGATATGAACGACATCGCCGTGCGCTGGACCTCCCGGAAGTTCTGGGCGGCGATGATCTGGGAGGCGGTCCTGGTCTGGCTCCTGTACATGGGCAAGTTGCCGGTGGACGCCTTCGAGTCCTTGACCTGGCTCCTGCTGGGCGGTTACTTCCTCGGGAACGTCGCCCAGAAGGTTTTGCTGAAGGAGGGGGTGAAATGAGCGAGCGTCAAGACCGCTGGGACCGCCGCTATGTTGGGCTGGCACAACACGTCGCGGGCTGGAGCAAGGACCCTTCCACGAAGGTCGGAGCCGTCCTGGTTCGGCCCAACAACAGCGTGGCTTCGACCGGGTTCAACGGCTTCCCGCCCGGGCACGATGACTCGCCGGAGTTGTACGCTGACCGCGGGTACAAATACCAGCACGTTGTTCACGCAGAGGTCAACGCACTCAACTTTCTGGGCTCGCCTGCGACTGGCTTCACGCTCTATACTTCTTTCCCCTGCTGTCCGAACTGTATGGAGGCCGCGGGGAAGGCGGGCGTGAAGCGGGTCGCCTTCCCGGGCATCGACTACTCGGGCCGCGATCCGGGGTGGGTTGCTGAGTGGAATCAACGCATTGATGAGGCTCTGGAAGTCGCCCGCCGCTACAACATAGAAGTGAGTTGGGTAGATGTCTGAAGCCGCAATGTGGGACTCCCTCCGCCCCGTCATCCGGTCGCTGGACCCGGTGCGCGTGGAGAACCCCATTGTGCCCGGGACCCCGGATGTGAACTACAACCAGGGCTGGATTGAATTGAAGTTCGCTGAACGCTGGCCGCCCAGGGGCGGACCGCTTCGAGTGGACCACTTCACGCGCCAGCAGAGGACCTGGCTGACCCGTCGCCGCAAGGCCGGGGGCCGGGCCTTCCTCCTGCTGAAGGTCGGGGAGACGGAGTGGTTGCTATTCGATGGAGCGGTGGCCGCTGCTATGCTGGGCCGGGTTCCGCGAGAACGACTGTATGAGGTGTGTGACGCACGATGGACACGCCTCCCAAGAACTGAGGAGATTTGTAAATGTCTGCTATATTGACGCCAACCAAGGGCGAAAGCCTGCTGCTACACCGCCGCCGCAATGGACTCAACCAAATTGAGGCCGCGAAGGAGTACGGGGTGCACCCGGACCGCTACCGTGAATGGGAAGCGGACCGCCGCCTGGACGATCAACCGCGCCAGCACCTCGGACAACTGAAGCCCCATGAGGTCTGCTTCCTGCTCCGCCGCCGGGCGGGCAAAACACAGCGCGAAATCGCCGCCGCTCTGGGCTGCACTCGCCTCTGGCTGATTCAAATGGAAAGTGGGAACGCCCCCGTGGAGCGCCTGCGCGAATACTGGAACATCTGAGGGGGGGATGAGAAATGGCGGAACTGCCGAAACACAAGACCAAGGACGCAATCGACTTCCTGAAGAAGTGGTGCCCGGAGGGGCCGTGGGTCCTGACGGCCATCATCCCGGACGGGAAAACGGAGACGGTCACATTCATGCCCGACCGCTGGCAGAAAGCCGCGGAGTGGATCGAAGGGCACCAGGGCAAGCGCAACCTGTACTTCCACGTGAACCCGGTCCGCCGGGCGATGGACGTGAAAGCCTCGAAGGAAGACATGGCCCGCCTCGCCTGGCTTCACGTGGACATCGACCCGCGAGCCGGGGAGGACTTCGAGGAGGAGCGGGCGCGGGCGCTGAAGCTGCTCCAGTCCTACACGCCCAAGCCCACGGTCATCATCGACTCGGGCGGGGGCTATCAGGGCTTTTGGCGTCTGAACCCGTCCGACAAGCTGGACATCGCCGGATCGGTGGCGAAGGCTCAGGAGCTGGAAGCGTACAACATCCAGCTGGAGAAGGTGTTTCAGGCGGACCACTGCCACAACGTGGACCGCATCATGCGCCTCCCGGGCACGATCAACCTGCCCACCGCGAAGAAGGTCAAGAAGGGTCGCCAGCCGACCCTCGCCCGTCTCGTGGAGTGGAATGACGCCAGCTACCCCCTCGAACAATTCACCCCCGCGGTTCGAGTCCAGATGGCGGAGCAGGGCCTGGCCGGGGGCCGTCCGAAGGTGAAGATCACGGGCAACGTCCCGGACATCGGGACGGAGGAGCTGCGGGAGTGGGCCCATGAGCACGGGAAGGCGATCAGCGACCACGTGCTGGCGCTGATCGCTACCGGGCAGGACCCGCTGGACCCGACCAAGTACCCCTCCCGGTCGGAGGCCCTGTTCAAGGTCTGCTGCGACCTCGTGAGGGCGGAGGTCCCTGATGAAATGATCTTCGCGGTGATCACCGGCTCCAACGAAATCGCCGCGAGCGTCAGAGACAAGCCGAACTGGGAAGGCTACGCCCTGCGGCAGATCGAACGTGCCCACGAGGAGGCGGTGGACCCTTGGCTGCGCAAGCTCAACGAGAAGCACGCCGTCATCGCAGACATCGGCGGGAAGTGCCGCATCATCAGCGAGGTCTGGGACCCGGCGATGAAGCGGACCAAAATCAGCAAGCAGTCCTTCGAGGACTTCCGCAACCGCTACCGCCACATCAAGGTGGTGGTTGGGCACTCGGAGGAGGGCAAGCCCATCGAGAAGGCCGCGGGAGCCTTCTGGATTGACCATCCCCAGCGCCGCCAATATGAGACCATCGTGTTTGCCCCCGGTCAGGAGGTCGAAGAAGCCTACAACCTCTGGCGCGGGTTCGCGTGCGACTCCCTCCCGGGCGAGAAGCACATGCCCTTCCTGAACCACATCCGCGACAACGTCTGCTCGGGGAACCCGGAGCACTACCACTACCTGGTCGGGTGGATGGCGCGGATGGTCCAGCACCCGGACGGCCCGGGCGAAGTGGCCGTGGTCCTCCGCGGTCGCCGCGGCACCGGCAAGTCCTTCTTCGCCAAGGTCCTGGGCGCGATGTTCGGGCGTCACTACCTCCAAGTCAGCGACTCGAAGCACCTGGTGGGCTCCTTCAACGCCCACCTCCGCGATACCGTCCTGCTGTTCGGTGATGAGGCTTTCTTCGCCGGGGACAAGAAGCACGAAAGCGTGCTCAAGACCCTCGTGACCGAAGAACATCTGGTGATCGAGGGCAAGGGTGTGGACGCGGAAGCGGCCCCGAACTATGTCCACCTGGTCCTCGCCTCGAACGAAGATTGGGTGGTGCCCGCGGGTCTGGATGAACGCCGGTTTTTCGTCATGGAGGTGGGCGAGGGCCACAAGCAGGACCACGCCTATTTCAAGCGCATCAAGGACGATCTGGACAACGGAGGACTTGAGCACCTGCTCCACTTCCTCCTGACCTATGACCTGAGCGCCTTCGAGGTTCGCCAGGTCCCCCAGACCCGGGCGCTGCAGGACCAGAAGATCATGAGCATGTCGCCGGAAACCCAGTGGATGTATGAGAAGCTGTGGGAGGGCCGGTTGCTCAAGACCGACCAGGACTGGCGGAACAAGGTGGTGAAGGACAGCTTGTATGACGACTACGTGAACGACCTCCGCGACCAGGGCCGGAACTTCCGCATGAGCCGCACCGGCTTCGGCAAGTGGCTTGCCCGGGCCTTCCCGGACGGCTGGCCGCAGTCGAAGCAGGAAATGGCGGAGATTCCATGGACCAATGAACACGGCTTCGAGGTGATGATCAAGAAGCGCGTGTACCTGTACCACCTCCCGCCGCTGGAGCAGGTCCGGGCGCACTGGGACAAGAACTTTGGCGGCCCGTTCGAGTGGCCCAAGGTCGAACCGACCCAGGAGCCTCTGAAGGACGGCCCGAAGTCGGACAAGCCGCCATTCTGAGGACGCCCCCATGAGCGACACGCTGGAAGCAACGAAGCGGGAGCTGGAGGGGGCGGGGATCGCCTACACGGTGGAGCTGGGCCGGAGACACTACAAGGTCCGCTTCACCGTGAGGGGGAAGCCCCTGATGGTGACGTGCTCGCGGACTTCCTCCGACCACCGCGCGGCCCTCAACGCCCGCCTTCAGGTCCGGCGGGAAATCCGCCGTGCGCTGGAATTGACCTGAACCGCTTTACTTCTTCGGACTGACCCACTATACTTCTTCACACGAGTTGAGAAATGAACCAACCCCAGATACTGACGCCGCGATTCGAGATTGGAAAGGAGCTGACCCATCATGAACTACAAGAAGCCTTCCGCCGCATACACGGGCACCCGATCCCGCGCGGCGCAAAACCGCAAGAAGTCGCACGAGGACTTGCTGCGCGAAGCCCGTTGCGATTCGAGTTTGAAGTCAATCGCCTTCGAGGCTATGCGTGGGACGCTGACGAGGTTGTGTGACCTCGGGTCGCTGATCGCCCCCTTGGGCTTCGTCGCCCTCCTCGTGGGCGGAGTGCTCTGGGCCTTCTGGGACGCGACCGGCCTGCCGACCGTGTATGAGTCCTACATGACCCAGGAGTGTGTCCGGGTCGAACTGATGGACGGGACGCCGGGCGACTGCTCGAACCTCCCGGACCGCTACCACCACGTGTGGGTCGAATAACCACCAGCAACCTCAACCAAGAAAAGGAGTCACAACGTGATCATCTTCCGCAACAAGGGCGTCATTGACCCCAAGTCCATCACCACCTTCGGGGTCAGCTCGAAGGAGAACCCCGGGGCCATCGGCTTCTTCGGGACCGGCCTCAAGTACGCCATCGCCATCCTCCTCCGCGAAGGCTGCGACATCACCATTCACGCCGGGAAGCGCAAGCTGGAGTTCGGCATCAAGCGGGATCGCGTCCGGGTCGATGACTTCAACGTGGTCACGATGAACAAACGCCGTCTGGGCTTCACCACGGAGGTCGGCAAGACCTGGGAATTGTGGCAAGCCTTCCGCGAGCTGTACTGCAACACGATGGACGAACGCGGCGAAGTGTTCGAGGCCGATGAGGTCCCGGAAGTCGCCGCGGACGAAACCGTGATTGTGGTCCGGGGCGAAAAGTTCCTGGATGTCTGGGCCTCCCGCTCTGACATCATCCTGTCCAGCGAGCCTCTGGAGCGCCACGAGGCCGTCCACATCCATCCCGCCCCGTCGCACTTCGTGTACTACCGGGGCGTGCGAGCCTACCGGCTGGACCAACCCTCGCAGTTCACCTACAACATCCAGAAGAAGGTGGACCTGACGGAGGATCGGACCATCAAGTGGTCCTGGGACATCAGCGCCGCCGTCCGCCGCGGGCTCTGCGAATCGGAGCAGGCCCCGCTGATCAAGAAGGCCGTCACCGCGTCCAAGGGGACCTTCGAGCACGCGCTGGAGTTCGAGGGCGTGGAGCCGTCCAAGCCCTTCCTGTCCGTCGTCTCCGAACTCGCCCGCAACTTCGACTCCTCGCTGTCCCGCTCCGCGCTGAAGGCTTCGCAGGTCTGGATCATGGACCGGCTCCACGAGGAGGCGACCCCGATGCGCCTGAGCGAGCTGGAGCGGACCCGGCTGGAGAAGGCCGCGGGCTTCTGCGAGCGGCTGGGCTTCGCCGTCCAGGAGTACCCGATCATTGTCAGCGAGCTCCTGGGCGAGGAGGTCCTGGGCCGGGCGCATGAGGGCAAAATCTACATCAGCAAGCGCACCTTGATGATGGGGACCAAGATGCTGGCCGGGACGCTGATTGAGGAGTTCATCCACCTCCGCCACCAGTTGTACGACGAAACCCGCACCATGCAGAACTTCCTGATGGACACCATCGTGTCCTTGGGCGAACAGATCACCGGAGACGCCCTGAGCGCCGCCCGGGTTGTCCACGGCATCCACCAACAGGCTCACGCCCAGAAGGCGGAGCTGGAACGTGAGTATCAAGAACGCCTCACCGAACTCGGGAAGGAGGCCCAGGAGCAGATGAGCCGGGCTTGGCCGGGGCTGATGCGTGCCGCAGACCTCCCGCTGGAGGAGCTGGGTGAGTGGGAGCTGGACGCGAGCTATCTGGATGACCACGGCTGCGCCTTCCTCACTAAGCGCGAGGAGGACGCCCGCCCCTCCCTGGGCGACCTGCTCCAGTCCACGACCGCCTCGAAGCACTGAGGAGCCCGACTATGAAACCGCTGCTGATCTTCGTCCTCGCCCTGCTGCCTCTCGCCACGCAGGCGGCACCGGAGGACCGCCCACTGTATAACGCCCAGGAGACGGTCCGGCGTGCGCAGATCGGCAGCAATTCCCCACGCCTCGCCCCTCCGTCCCGGGTCCTCCCGGCGGAGGTCGGGGCGAAGCCGGACCCGGCCCGCTTCGAGCGGCTGGAGTGCTGGCACGATCCCGCCCGACCCCTGGGCAACCGCATTGTTTGCGAACCTCGGAGAACAAAATGAGCAATGAAACCCAAGAATCCATCACCCACTGGGCTGACGAAACCTTCGGAGTGAAGCACCCGGCGGAAGTCGCCGCCCGTATGAACGTGGAGGTGGCGGAGCTGGTCGCTGGCCTCGCCACCGTCGCCGCCGTCCCGGTCGAAGATATGGACCCGGAGCTGGTCCAGGAACTCCAGAAGGAGTGTGCGGACGTGTTCATCATGCTCGCCCAGGTCGCGGAGAAGCTGGACGTGGACCTTCAGACCGTGGTGAACTACAAGATGGGGGTGAACCGCCGCCGCAACTGGACCAAGAGCCCGTCCGGGAAGATGCAGCATGTTGAGACGTTCTTGGAGCCGGGGAGCGGGCTTGAGATGGAGCTGGACAAGTTCTACATCCTCAGCGACTCGGGCCACTTCTACACTGACCGGGGCTTCGAGTCCGCGGACGCCGCCCTGAACTGGGCCCAATCCGCGGAGGGGATCGCCGCCGGAGCCGAAGGAGCGGTGGTGCCGACCTTCCGGGCCGGGGGCTTCTTCGAGGGCCAGGACGGCGTGAACATCTACCTGGGCCGCGAGCTGCGCGCCTTCTGGAAAGCCAACCCCCTGAACGAAGGAGAACCCGCATGACGACAACAATCCAGGGCATCCAGGCCCGCCTCGGGCGCAACCCGGAGGACCCCCGCAAGTACCAGGTCACGGTCCTGGTGTATAGCCAAGTCCGCCCAGGCCTGAAGTCCTCCACGGACATCGACCCGGGCCAGTGCGCGAGCCAGCAGCACCTCCTCCAGATGATCGGGACGGCGGGAGCCGCTTGCGCGGAGTACCTGGGGGAGAAGTACGGCGACAACATCGACCCCGTGACGGCCTCCCGGGATGCGGTCCGGGCCTTCGGGGAGGAATGCCGCTTGATGGCGGAACTCGCCCGCGACGTACCGGAGAAGCTGAAGCGCCTCGAAGCCAACGTGGCGAAGCTGTCCAACGAGAACCAGGAACAGCTGCGCCGCCTCCGCTACCTCGTGAACCATCAGGAGAAGCTGCTGCCGCGGGAAGTCGCGTGGCTGAATCAGCGCCTCGGGGAACTCCACGGAGGGCAGCTGTGACGGACCTGGACGAAGCGGCCCTGGCCGTTCTGTTCGAGGAGTACCGGCAACGCCTTCCGGTCGCGGACTGGGAGGAGTTCCTGGTCATCGCCCGGGGCGTCCTTGCCTCGGAGCGGGTCCGGTGCCGGGTCCAGCGCCGGGAGTATTTTGCTGAGGACTACCTGGAAGCCGATCTGCGCCGCCACTTTGACACGCTGGCTCATCGGTTCGGCTCACCGGCCTTGGCGATCCCGGGACCGCGACCGCTCCAGCTGAAGGAACTCCCGTGGTGGAGGCGCTGGGCGCTGCTCGCCCTCCTCCCGAAGCCGAATGACGACAAACCCTGATCAACACGGAGACAATTGATGATTGAGACCAACAACCCAGGCCATGGCTTCTTCGGAACCTATGCCGCGAAGAAGGGCGAGGAGGCCGCGCGCAAGGCTTGGGCCGTCGCCTTCGAGGCAATCGCCGCCGCCGTACCCTCCGCGAAGCCGGAGGAGGTCCGCAACTACCTGGACAGCGTGTACGGGCGTCACACCGCGGATGAGGTCCTCAGCGGCCCGTCCGTCGCCCAACAACTCCAGTTCCGCGCGGCCCGCTTCCGTCGCCACTTCGCGGAGATTCAACGCCAAACCGCCCGCGGGGCCTTCGAGGACTGACCATGATACCATTTGACCAAGTCGAAGCCTACGTGGGCGACTTCCTGAGCGAACTCCACGGACGGGGCCTGGGCGGGAACATCGTGAAGGACTCCCCCGTCCAGCTCACCTACCCGGAGCGGGCGCTGTGGACCGGGGAACAGCACCAGCTCGCCTTCCTGGGCGAGCCTGGGGACTACCGCCTGGAGCTGCGCCGGATCGAAGGCGGGCACTGGGAGGCGATCCGCGAGGAGCGCGACCCGGACCGCTTCAACCTGCTGATCATCGACCTCTGCGTGAAGGAGGGCTGACGCCATGAACCAAGACCCGAACAAGCGCCCCAACGGGAAGTACAAGCCCAAGGCGGAGCGGTTGCCGCCGGTGAACCTTGACGCGGCGATCCACGGGGACCTCCGCCTTCTCGCCTTCGCCATGTTCCGCCAGGCTATCGTGGAGGCTATCGTGGACCAGCGCGAGAAGGCCCAAGGCATCCCGACCGGCGACGGCTCCGCGGCGACCTCCTGGGAGGAGCTGGAGCGGGTCCTGGGCAAGGAGACGGTGGACAGGATGAGGGCCGGAACTTGAAGGAGGACCGGAGCTGGGAGCTGTGCTGGATCGTCCCGGGAGGTTCCCTTCAAACCAAGAAGGTGACGGGCTACGCCCGCGCCTGTCAGGAGGCCAAGAACCTCCGATTCAAGATGCGCAAGACCGAAGGAGTGAGAATATGGATCATGAGCGAGTTCTGAGCTGGCTGCGGAGCCTGTTCAGGCGGACGCCCGCCGCCCCGCCGCCGGAGTCGGGACCGATCACCTGGCCCGGGATGATGGCCCCGGGCTTCGACCAACAACCCTTACCTGAGAGACACCCTATGGAACTTGATCATGAACAGTGGGGCAGCGTGGTGAAAAACGACTTCATCAGGACCTTCTTGGGCGACCGCCTGGGGTTCGGAGTCGCCCGCCAGGTGTATGCCCTCCACGGACAAACCGCCCTTGTGGCTAAGGTCGAAACCACCGCGCAGTCCTTCCAGAATGTCGCGGAATGGCAGATGTGGCACGAGGTCCAATTCACCCCCTGGGCGCGCTGGTTCGCCCCGTGTCGCCGCATCAGCCCCTGTGGTATCGTCCTGATCCAGGAGCGGACGCGACCCCTGCCCCATGGCGAACTGCCGAAGGAGCTGCCCGACTTCTTCACCGACCTGAAGCCGGAGAACTTCGGCCTGATCGACGGGCAGGTGGTGTGTCATGACTACGCCCTCCACCTCGCCTCCTCGAACTGGTTGGGCAAGGCGAAGATGAAGAAGGTGAAGAAGGACGAATGGCGACTGCCTGACGAAGATTGACAACCCGACAGAAACGGAGAACAAACATGGAACATATCGACATGACGGACGCCGCTGCTGAGTTCATCGACAACCAAGGCGTGGCTGACTTCGCGGACGCGATGCGCCGCAAGCTGGAGAAGAAGCGGGCGGAGGGCCGGGGCGGTTGGCACGACCCCGACCAGTGTCAACTGGACACCCTCGCGGTGATGCTGCTGGATCACCTGGAGAAGGGCGACCCCGTGGACATCGGCAACTTCGCCATGATGCTGTACAACCGCGGCGACGGAACGGACGGTCAGCCCTCCGTCCTCGGGGCGACCTTCCGCGAATGGCTGGATCACCAGCTCAAGGCCCGGGACATCGTCGCCTCGAACCTCCAAGCCGCTCTGGACAAGGCCGCGGCCCGGATCGCGGAGCTGGAGGGGATCGCCGGACGCCTCGAAGGCGAGCGCAACGAGGCCCGCCGGTCGCTGGACAAGGAGCGGGAGGTGTTCCGCAAGGAGCTGGGGGCGGAGCGGGACGCCCGCCGCCGGTCGGAGCTGAACCTGGCCCGTGCCCAAGGGTACATCGACCGCGTGACGGAAGGCGAACCGCCGCTGCCGGGAGTGCGCAACGAGGTCCATGAGCGGGTCGGACAGGTCGGGGTCAGCTACATCAGCGGACCGGATCGCCGCGGACCGCGCCTTGACCTGGGCGAACCCCTCAGCGACCCCTATCAATTCCGCTGATGGCCCGCCGGAAACCCCGCCGCGGGGAGTACGTCTGCACCTGCGGGGCCTATCGGTTCCCGCACCGCTTCGGAGGCGGTCGCTGCTCGGGCTACTTCATCGCCGTGGAGCAGTGGGAGTCGCACTATGGGACCGGCGACTGCCGCCACTGTAACTGCCTCAACCGGACGGAGGCCCGCCCCTACTGCGAAGTGGTGGAGGGCGGCGAGTCGGTCCGGGAATGCCCCGTGTGGCAAGAGTTTGTACGATTCAATGAGATCAAACTGAAGAAGGAGAAGTGAGATGAGTGACGACAACACGATGGACAGCGTGATGATCGACCTGGAGACGATGGCGACCGGCCCCAACGCCGGGGTCATCCAGGTCGGGGCGATCCCGTTCAACAGCCGAACCGGATTGGCGAAGCCGGACCTGTTCGAGGTGGACGTGGACCTTCACAGCGCCCTGATGCTGGGCGGCGAGGTCGATGCCTCCACGGTCCAGTTCTGGCGGGACCGGGGCGGACTCCAGCCCAAGCGCCCGCCGAAGGCGATGCGCTCCGCGCTGACGGACCTCGCCCGCTGGTTGGGCAAGTACCCGGACCTGAAGCGGGTCTGGGCCCAGGGGCCGTCCTTTGACGTCGCCATTCTTGAGGGTTACTATCGCCGGGCGGGCATCCCGATCCCGTGGGGATACTCCATGGCCCGGGATACCCGCACCGTGTACGATCTGGCGAAGGAGCGGGGCTGGTCGAAGCCGGAAGGCACGCAAGCCGTCCACACCAGCCTTGAGGACTGTCGCCGCCAGATCATCTGTCTCATGAGCGCCCTGAACGTCCTCCGGGGCAACCCTGAAGGAGAACCCAAGATTGGCTGACGAAATCGACTTGAGCAATGACCGTATCCTCCACGACACGGACCGCGAAGTGACCCGGATCGCGGAGGCCGCGGCGAAGATTCCGCCCGGGGAGCCGGGCGACTGTGACCTGTGTGGGGAATGGAGCGGGAGACTGGTGGGAGGAGTCTGTGCGCCCTGTCGGGACCGCCACAAGTTGCCTTGAATCGAAAAAAGTTGTATGAGGGGGCTTTACTCTTTCGGACCGCCCCACTATACTTCTTCCCATAGGTTGAAACTTACCAGGAAATGGAGAACGACATGAGCAAGATCGCCGCCCACGACAAGACCCGCGAAGGTTGGCTGCGCGCCGCCGTTCGGAAGCTGGAAGCCCGCCTGGAGCAGGCCGGACAGAAGATGCCGGAGGCCTGGGCCGTCTCCGTGGGCTTCCCGAAGCGCGCTCACGCGAAGGTCGCCACCATTGGGGAGTGCTGGAGCAAGGAGGTCAGCACCGCCTCCGTGTACGAAATATTCATCAGCCCCGTCCTGGAGAACCCGGGCGGA